CTCGTACAGAGCCGGCATCGCGGTTCCATTGAGCCGCACGTCACCGGTTGTGTCGCTGGAACCAGCCGCCGCCGCCGCGCAGCCGGCGACGAGGTTTTCCTCGTCACCGTCGAGCGTGGTGAATTTCTTAGCGCTGTTGTCCCAGTAGAGGAGCTCGCCCTCGCTCCACGTCGCGCCCGTCGCCTTGGGCACCCCACGGATCACGCCAGTAACCTGGCCCGTGAATGGGTCGCCCGCGGAGGCGGAGATCGCGGCGATGACGAGGAGGCTTCCGATCAGGTAGGGCGTGCCGACCGTGACCCCACCGTTCGGAGCGGTGAAGGTCATGACGTCGCCTGGCTGGATAAAGTTGTTCATTGCGGTTCTCTCCTGGGAGCCCGGCTAGGCCGGCTCAGCTCTCGGTAGCGCCTTCGTTCGTGACCGCGCCGCGGAAGTCGACAGCGCCGACTCCGTAGTCCAGCCGGACCTTCCACTCCACGCCGTCGATGCGCCACCCGTTCTGGTTCTCGAGGAACGGGGTCTGCTGTCCGTCGAGGAACACGACCTCGAAGGTCGGCGCGATCGACGGCGACGCGAGCAGGTACCGGCGGGTACCGGACAGGCGCGGCGAGTCGATCACGGTGCGGAAGAGGCCGCGTACGATGTTCGGCGACTGCGGGACCGCGCCGGACGTCACGTCGTACTGCGCCTCATTGAGCGCCTTGGCCTGGCCGCCGAGGCCGACCGGAACCAGCAGCACGTCCGGGCGGAGGTCGAGGAACTCGTTTCCGCTCGGGTCCGTCTGGATCGCCATCGTCACGCGGTCGGCGTCGAGGCCGGCGACCGACAGGTCCGAGGGCGTGCCGATGTTGTTGTGGTTGTTGTCGAACAACGGATCGTTGTCGTTCATGTCGGGCCCGAGCCCGCTGTTCTGCGCGAGCAGGGCGTACACGTCCGCCTCGATCGAGAGGCGGGCGGCGCGGCCGAGCATCGTGGCCAGGCGCGAGAAGGCGCCCATGTCGTCGTTGATCAGCGCCTGCCGGGAGAGGGCGATGATGTTGCCCTTCGTGACGGCGGAGATCGTCTCCTTCTCGCCGTCCGGGATCGTCTGGTTGGTGAACTCGCCATGCTCGTTCACCGTCGACAGGCGGCCGAACGTGCCCATCCGGTAGCGGTTGTGCGGCCGGAAGTCGGACACGCTGCCGATGGCGCAGAACAGCGACCACGTGTCCTGCGCGAGCGCGTACGCCGCGAGGAGCGTCTTGTGCAGGGTGTTCTCGAGGAGCACCGAGAAATCGCTCGTGGTCGCCATGCCGCCCGCGCGATGCGTGAGCGCCATGCCGACGAGCGACATCTTGTCCATGCCCGCGGTGCGGACGCCCTGACGCTCGAGCGCCATGCGCGCGAGGTCGACGAAGCCGAGGCCGCGGAACTCGCCCGGGTCGACCTTGACGGTCTCGCCGCGCTTGCGCGCCGCCTCGACGACCAGGCCGTCCACCGCGGCGCGCTGGATCAGCCAGTCGCTTGCGCCGCGCAGAAACTTGTCGCGGGCGTCGACGCCCGCCTCGACGCGCGGGCCGCCGCGCTCGAACCCGATCGCGTCCTTTTCGTACATGTCCTGTGCCTCCGCGCGGAACTTGTCCAGCGACGTGCCCGCGGCGACATGCCGCGCGGCGAACTCCTGGGGTAGCCGGAGCGCCTTGGCGACGCGGAGGATCCCCTCGGCGCGCTTGCGCTCGGCGCGAGTCGCGAGCTCGTTGACGGAGCGAGCCGCGTCGTCGGCGGCGGGCGCGGCCGGAGGCACGCTGGCCTCGGCGTCGCCGGCGCCATCCCCCTCGGCAGCGACCTCCTCGGTCGCCTCGGTGGTGGTGGTCGTCTCCTCGGCTGCCTCTTCGCTGCGCTGATCGTCGGGGTCTGGCATCTCTCGCTCCTTGATGAGCACGAACTCGCACGGGTTGGTTGCGGCGTCCGCGCCGCGAACTCCGGCGCCGGCGTCGGCGCCCATCGGCACCAACGAGATCTCGTAGGGCTCCCAGTCGGTCGCCCGCATGACGGGGATCTGGCCTTCGCCCTCCTCGACCTTCTCGAGGCGGTGGACGCGGTAGCCCACGCTCACGTTGCGGATGACGCCGTCTTTGACCTTGCGGTAGATCGCGTCGGCCTTCGGGTCGTCCTCCGCCTTAGCAAATCGGACGGTCGCGACGCCGCGCCCCTTCTCGAGACGCGCCGACTCAACGACGCCGAGCACGTCGCCGAGGTCGTAACCGCTGTGCGAGTTGAGAAGCGGAGCGCCGCCCTCGAGCCTGTCCATGCGGACGTGGTCGGGATCGAGGCTTAGCTCCTCGTAGTAGTTTTCAAAGAAGCCCCGGAGCACGCGGGCCCCGGTGGTCCACACGACATCGACCGTCCGCGCCTTCTCGTTGAGGCTGTCGGGTGCGAGGGTCGCGCGCAGCGAGAGCGGTCCGATGTTCCGGGTGACGCGCGGGCCGTGCGGCTTGATCCCCATTACGGATCCCCGGATGACAGCGCGGTCACGCTGTCAAGAAAGATCGCGCTCATTCTCCGAACCCTCCGGCGCTGTCGCCGCCCGGTCTCTCTTGCGTGAGGCCGGCGGCCGACGTGCGCCGCGGATCGGAGTCGAGCCAGACCTTGAGCTCGTCGAGCTTGGCGTTGCCCTGGGCGATCTCGCCGAGGTGCGCCTCGGGATCGCCGCCGCGCTCGCGAATCATCTCGTACAGGGTCATTGCGCCGGAGCGCACCAGCCGCGTGTACGCGAGCCCTTCTTTCTCGGGCTCGAGCATCGGCATCGGCGGCGGCGACCACTCAGCGGCCGGCGTCGCCTGCCAGCCCTCGAGCGCCGCGGCCATGTCCATGACCCACCGCCACACGCCATCGCAGGCCTGCGGGATGATCATGTTCCAGCGCCAATCGTGGACGTTCGCCCAGTGAGCGAGGCGCCCCATCCGCGCAGAGGAGAAATTGACCATCGAGTAATCGCCGGTCAGGTCCTCGTACGTGACGCCGAGGCTCGCGGCGATGCGGCGCAGGTTGCGCGTCGTAAACGAACCGTCGGCGAGGGCGGGCGGTTGCGCAAACGAAACCGTTTTGCCGGTCGGTAGGTAGGTGACGCTGCCGGGCTCGAGCGACTCGAGGTGTTCGTCCGTGTCGCTCTGCTCGCCGAGCGCCGTGCTCGCGCCGTCGAAGTCCTGCACGAACGCGCTGAAGCAGGCAGCGATCTTCTGCTGCATGAGGACCGCGTCCTCGTAGTCGTCGAAGTCGTTGAGGCGCGCAATCGCGGAGGCGAGCCACGGCAGGCCGCGCACCTGGCTCGGACGGTCGAGGCGATACACGTGGAGCACGCGCTCGGCGGGAACCCGGCGGCTCTCGTACTGCGCGCCGACGAGCCGGACGCTGCCCGGGTGCGTCGCGTGCAACCAGTAGGCGACGCGCCGTCCGAGTTTGTCGAACTCGACGCCCTGCACGATCGGGCCACCCTGCTCGCCCTCGAGTCCGTCTTTCAGCGAGTCGATATGGTCGGGCTCGAGCACCTGCACGCGGAGCGGAACGGGGAGCCCGTCGTCGGCGCTCGCCGGCTGCGCGACGATGAGCGCCTCGCCCGACTCGACGATCGTCTCCATGATGAGACGCTGCAGACCGTAGAAGGGCATCCGTCCGTCGAAGTCGCACGCGGGCGATCGGCTCCACGCGTTCCACACCTCGAGCGCGCGCTGCTGCAACTTGGTGTCGGCGCCCACCGCCTTGGGCGCGATGCCCCAGCCGATCGTGTTGTTCGTGATCGCCTGCACGCCGCGGCGCGCCCAGCCGTTGTTGCGGCGCAGGTCACGCGACAGCTCGCGGAGCCCGGAGATGCTCGGGCCGTGCGCGGCGTTCGCGTCCGAGCTCGAGCGGTACCACCCGGACGTGCGGCGCCCGCCGCTCGTCGCGTCGAAGTGGCGAGCGAACGCGACGGCCGCGGCGCGCGCCTGCACCCGGCGCATGCCCCACCGCGGGGCGATCTTCATGACGAACCGATCCCAGCGCGACAGCTCGACGAGCGGAGGCTTGACCGACGCGGAGGTCGGAAGCTGCAGCGGCGGCCGCTTCCTACTCGCCACGCTCGAACCCCTTGGAGTAGGCGACGCGCCGGTAGATCGTCGTGCCGCGGACCTGCCCCACCATTTCGGCGAGGAGGCTCCGCATCTCGGACAGGCTTTGATACTGGACGGTCCGCCGGGGCGGGCCGTCATAGCTCACCGTCAGGACGCCGCTGCGGACAGCGGCCTTAAGGGTCGCGATGTCCTCTTCGGTCCAGAGCGGTTCGGTCGCCACGCCACTCGGCGAGGATCACGGCCCGCTCCCGCTGTCAACGCTTGCGGCCGCCGAGCCAGCCGCCGCCACCGGGCCGACCGCCGCCCTTGATCCACGGCCCGGCGCTCGTTCGCAGCGGGGCGCGCGGGTCCGGTCGCGGTGGCATCTGCGCCGGTGGGCGCGGCGTCGGCCGCGGCGCCGGCTTCGCCGCGCTCGGCGCAGCGGGCGCGGGTGAGGCGACGTAGCGATCGAGCCCCTGCGTCGACGCCGCGGCGCGCGCGTACACCCGCGCGTCGAGCTGGTGATTCTGCCGGCCGGGGAGGACGTTCCACTTGTGCTCGGTAAAGCCGGTGCGCTTGCGGGTCGTGACGAGGTGCTCGGCGGTCAGCTGCTTAAAGAACTCCTCCGCGTGCTCGGGGAAGTGGCAGTACCCCGGCGGGATCGGTTCGCCCTCGCCGGGCCGCGGCAGCCGGAGCCAGCCATACAGCTCGGCCTTCGCGATCGACACGCCGACCGGCCACACCCGATAGCCTCGCTGGTAACGCTTGCCCCGCGCCGTGACGTCGACGGGCGACGCCGTGCCGATGAGAGTGCGCGCCGTCGCGACGCCCTTGCAGGCGATCACCCGTGACATCGGGTGGCGACGCGCCCAGTTATAGACCTGCTGTGTGTTGTAGCCGGAGTCGATCCCGAGCGTCGTGATCGACATCGCGCCCTCAGCGGAGGGGAACGTGCGCGAGAGCAGCGCGTCCAGCTGGCTCCACGTCGCCTCGTTCGAGGTGTCGCCGTGGAGCTCGCCCGCCTCGATCGACCAGCTCTCCTTGGTCTCGCCCCAGCCGACGACCTCGAACACGAAGCGATCTTTCTGCACGTCGACTCCGGCCGTCAGGAACCGGACGCCCGCGGGCACCGTGCCGATCGGGTAGGGCTCGCGGCGCAGGTAGAGACGCTCCCAGTCGGGCGCCTCGCCGCGGTCGTGCCACGTCTCGCCGAGCACCGTGTTGACGAACGTCTTGAGTTTCTCCGGACCCTGGTGTTTCGCCTCGACGAACTCCGCCGCGAGCTGGCCCCACGTCGCGTTGGGCGAGAGCGAGTAGGCCGCCCAGATATGGAACGAGGCGTGCCCGGCGAACTCGCCGTCGGCGCGCCACTCGCCGCGCTCGAGCATGCCGCGTTTCTCGTGGTCCTCGATCACGCACCCGTTCGCCTTGCAGACGAAGTGAGCCGCCTCGGGCTCACCCTCCGGCCACGCCATGAAGTGGCCGCTCTCGCCCTCGTGGAAAACGAGGATGTCGAGGTGACCGCAGTGCGGGCATGGCACGTGGTACCGGCGGCGATCGCCCGACTCGAACATCTCTTCGATCCGCGACGCGCCGGCGACGAGCGGCGTCGAGCCCGCGATGATCTTCCGGTTCCAAAAGAACTCGGTCCGTCGGATGCCCAGCTTGATCTGATCGCCCTCGGCGCCGGCGCTCGGTGGGTAGCCGTCGACCTCGTCGAAGATCACGACGCGCCGCGAGACGCGCCGGAAGCCGCGACCCGAGTTGGCGCCGACCATCGACAGCACGCCACCCGGGAAAGTCTTTTGCAGGATGGTCGACTCGGCGACGCGAGTCGTCGGCTCCTTGACGATCGCCGCGAGCACTTCGCAGTCGCGGAGCATCGGGGCGATCTCTTCTTTCGAGTAGCCCTGTGCATCCTCGACCGTGGGCTGCACGACCAGGATCGAGCACGGGTCCTGGTGCATGTAGTAGCCGATCGCCGCGCCAACCATCTTCGTGTAGCCGACGCGCGCGCTCTTCATCATCGTCACGCGCTCGACGGCGGGGTCGGTGATCGCGTCGAGGATCCCGCGCTGGTAGGGGAGGGTCCGCCAGCGCCCGGGCTCCGCGGCCGACTCCGCGCTCAGGTAGTAGTGGCGATCGGCCCACTCGGACAGCGACAGCATCGGCGGCGGCCGGAGCGCGACCTCCGTGCCCGCGAGCCAGGCGCCCTCAGTTGCGAGCATCCGCCAGCTCCTCGAGCGCCTCGCGCAGGAGCTCGTTGATCAACGCGACGTCGCCCGCCGTGAGGTGCGGCAGCCGTTGCTTGAGGCGGTGCGCGACCCCGAGGATCCGTTGCCGCACGAGCGAAAACTTCCCGGTCACCGTGGCCCGCACCTCGTCGACGCTCACGAGCGAGCCCTTGCGCTTCGCGAGATCGAGGGCGTCGGCTTCGCGGCGGATGCGCTCGCGGCGCGCGAGCTCCACCGCGCGCACCCTCTCGGCCTCGAAGATGGAGGTGTTCCAGGCGATCGGCTGGTCGTCGGTGACCGACGGGGCCTCCGATTCGAGCTCCTCGATCGCTCGACGCCGGACGTGCGTCCGCTCCTGCCACTCCTTGTCGGCGAGCTCGGGGTCGACGATCGCCCTGCGGCCCCGGTGCTCGCCGAGGGATTCCTCGAGTCGACCGTCCGCGATCGCCTTCTGTACCGCCGCGAGCGACATGCCGCGCCGTTTCGCGTAGGCCCGGAGCGACATCGGCCCCGGCTTCGCCTCCGCCGGAGGGGCGACGTCGCTCATGGCACGACCTTGAAGTCGCCACGGCACCCGCATCCGCACCCGTCGATCAGCCCGCGCTTGAGGAGCGATAGGAGTTTCGCGAGCACGACCTTCGGTGGGTACGCGTCGAGTCGGGCCTGGAGGTCCCACAGGGAGACGGGATGGGGCAGGTGCCAGCTCTGCCATGGCGGATCGAGCCGCATCGACAGCGCCAGGATCTCAGCGAGGATCACCTCGTCCGCTATGTCGGATGCCTGCACCATGACCACCGACCACCTAACTTCCCGTGATTATTACCTAGACGAATACCGCGGAGTCCCTCACC